AAGAAGCACCTGTGGTTGCACGCCCAGCAGCTAAGCCAGCTAAAAAAGCACCGGCTAAACCTCGCAAGCGCGCTCCCAAAAAAGTTGCTAAAAAAGATTAATAACTAATCTAAGCTCTACTTTTAACTCCCCATCTTTCGAGATGGGGAGTTTTGTTTTATGAGTCACTAATTACTGTGAAGGAACACACATATGCCTACTAGACAAATTTCACCAAAATCAGAAACTAGCACTGTAATACTTACATCAACAGGTTCTGCGGATTTAGTCTCTGCAGCAGTACCTTTTGGTATTTATACGGGCTCTGTTGATTTTCTAAGTGGTGCCGCCCTGCAAGTTAATTATGTTTTTAAAAAACTAGGTGGCGACGTTGTTGATATTGAGTTAACTCCTGCTAATGTTTATTCAGCTTATGAAGAGGCTGTTTTAGAGTATTCATATATTATTAATTTACACCAGAGTCAAAATGTAATGGGCACATTCTTAGGAATGACCACTGGTACTTTTGATCATAAAGGTGATAGAAAGTCTGGTCCAACAAGTGTAAATCTTAAATACCCCAAATATCAATTCACATACGCTCGCAGAGTTGGCGATGCTGTAGCTACAGCTGGTGGATTTGGCGGCACAACACGTATCTATTCTGGCTCTTTTAAAACTGTAACAAATAAACAAGATTATGATTTACAGACCATTTTGTCTTCTGCTGGTTCTACTGGAGAGGATGATGGCGGGACAACTGTTCCATTCGCTGATAAGATTAGAGGTAAAAGAGTAATTATTAGTCGTGTCTTTTATAGATCACCGAGAGCCATGTGGAGGTTCTATGGCTACTATGGTGGTATTAATGTTGTTGGTAATTATGGGACATATGGTCAGTTCTCTGATGATGCTACTTTTGAAATTATTCCAACTTGGCAAAATAAAATGCAAGCCATTATGTATGAGGATTCAATCTATACTAGAACATCTCATTATTCTTACGAGATTAAAGATAACTTCTTAAGACTTTTCCCCAAACCAGATCAGTTTGGTTTTGGTGATGGGCTTGTTGATCGTGTTTGGGTTGAGTTTTACGTAGATCAAGGAGATGCTTGGGAAGAAAGTGACAGATATAAAGATGGTGTTAACGGCATCAACAATATGAATACATTGCCATTTGATAATTTACCATATGAAAATATTAATGCCATAGGTAAACAGTGGATTAGAAATTATGCTCTTGCCCTTTGTAAAGAGATGCTTGGACAGATTCGTGGTAAATTTACTACAATGCCTATTCCTGGAGAGAGCGTAACTCTCAATCATTCAGAATTGTTGTCACAGGCGAAAGATGAGCAAGAAAAACTAAAGACACAGCTAATGGAACAGCTTGATAAGATGAAGTACATTGATTTGTCTAAGAATGATCAAGAAATCACTGACGCAGCCGCTGCTGCTTTAAAAAATTCACCGCTACCAATCTTTGTAGGATAATTTTTAAATGGCTGACAACAAGTGGAATAGACCC